TCATGACCGTTTTCCACCTGATAATACACGGTTGAAACCTTAAAATCAGGATTCTTAGGTGTCTCAGGAGTGATACTGTTGTCATATATCCTCATTCTGTTGTTTGGATAGAGACAAAACTGCCCATTATCGAGTTCTAAGAGGTTATGAGACTTATGTTCGGCAGGTTGTTCACTTGTTGAGTAGTCAATTGCGTCAACATCTTGATGATAGTTGTCTAAAGTGCAAATATAAGTGCCAGTTTGCGTTCCAAAGTCTCTTGTATAGACCTCATAGTGCATTGAACCGATAAATTGCTTCTGAACAGCGACCACACCATAGTCCATACAGTTCCAAAACTGTAAATTATGCAATGTCATATCAGGTTTTGGTGTCTCTGGGTCACTTGTAAACGCAGAAATCGGTAATTTATCGAACATTGCTGCATAATCGGGCAAATATGTCTCAAAATAGAATGCTCGACCCGGAATTGACTTCGCGGATACCCAAACTCCCTTTACAAATTCGCCATGACCACTCTTATGGTCGGTTAAGTACTCTTTTCTTACCCATACTTCGTAAGAAGGTAAATTCGCAATTAGACAAGACATTTACTTACCCTGCCCCCTTGGTCTTTTACGAGCCGAGTTACGCGAGGTAGCCGCGTATTTTGAGTGTTTTCCCTTACCTTGTCGAGTTTTTTTGGGGCGACTTTCGATTGTTTCACCCATACTAAACGTTTTTGCCATTAATCAGGTTCCTCTTCTGTCATTTTTGTAGTAAATTCACTGGGGTCATTCTTCCCTGTGAGGTAAAATTCGACTGCAAAGTCTTGCATTCGATCAAAGTATTCGTTTTGAGATAAGTCAGTAAAGACTTCTTCACCATTTTTCAGTATTGTATAGAGAGTTCTACGTATGGGGGTCATAATACCTGAGTAAGAATATGATAATTGCTAATATCAGCAATGCAGAAAGTATTGTAATCATTTATATTACCCTTGTCTTCTCATGTCCGACACGAATTCTTGGATCACACCATATTTCATAACCCGCTTCTTTGGCATCGAGACAGAACGAGACATCTTCGCCACACATATCCTGTACATTACCAGACTCAAAGACCTGCATCTTTGGAGCAAACCAAGGATAAGGCATCTTCTTGTCCTCGAATACACCTTTCTGTATCAGTAACCAACCAAATCCTGCATAGTCAACAGTAAATGGTTTTCTTCTCTTCTGAATTGTTTCGAGAGTCTCGTGATTCATCACACCACCATTGGATGCGAAGTCATCTTCCTCCAACCAGTGAGCAACCGATGTAGTACGACCATCTTCAGTACAATACCAACCAGATACAATAGGTCTGACTTTTTTCTGATCAACTGTTATATTCTGTCCAACAACCTGAGTGATTACTTTTCCATCCTTATCTTTGAGTTCATTACCTTCTTTATCTTTCACTGGTTGAACTACATCTTCTCTTGTAATTGCTGCTTCTGGAATTGAGTTTAAAATCAACTGATAGAACTTTGCAGTATCGAAAACAATATCAGAATCAATCCAGAGTTGCCAATCATATTCCAATTTACCATCCCAAGGTAATTGATCAGGCCCTCGAAGAACATTTGCACCCAAACATTTACAACGGGCGAAATTTACCATTGAAGAATAGTCCTGAGATATCTGAATACCTCCACCTGCTTGTACAATGTCGAAGCATAACTGTACAAAATTCTTCAGATAGGTATATGATACTCCTCTGCCGGGTAGACAAAAGACAATCTTCTTTCCTCTGATTAATTGTTTTGCAAGTTCGTAATCCCATTCAGGTTCTTTTTGAACAGGAGCTTTTGGTTTGACTTTAAAACCTTTTGCCATAATTAAATCATTCTATAATTATATTTTACATCAATATCTAGGCAATGTCAATAAGAACTTTCTTCGAGTGTTGGAACGTAATCTTTCGTGTTTTCCGTAACACACGAGTACGTTATTTCTTCTTTCCAGTAAGAAGTATAAAGTTTATTCCATATAATATCAAATTCATGCTGATCTAAATTTTTAAAGAGACATTTATCATTTAAGTAGATGTGATAGGTGTTACACATGAGTCTTTCCGAAGTACTTGTAGTGAATAATTGGTTTAACTGTGTTAATTATACTATACAATACTGTATTCTGTCTAGCAGTTACTGGAATAAACTCAGTGGTGTGATCGAAATCTTCGTCACGAACTGCTTGATTAATAACAATCGATCCATTAACTCCAGAGATGGAGCGATGGTATGTGCCTTTTGGAATGACAAGGGCTCCGCAATCTCGATTTAAATGTATCACATGATAGGGGTCTGACCACTTTGGATTCACTAACTCAAATGTGCGATCTCCGGATATAACTCTGTTATGGTCAACCTGATGATAGTGGATATAAAACTGTTTGATTCCATCATACTCATCAGGTGGACTTACTGCAGGGCCTGCATGTTCAACTAGATCCGTCGCATTATTGTTCTTTACAGAGATATCATAAAAAATTACATCAGTAGTCTCACGAAAAACCTGATGTTTTACAAATTCAATTTCATTCATCACTTTCAGTAATAATTACGTCATCATCATCAATCTTCCAGTTGAGATTTGTATCTTCATACCACCCCATTTCATTGATGATCCACTCTGGTATTATAGCACGATATTCTCCAGTTACTGTATCAACCTCTATGGATGTAATATAGCCCCCGGAATTTTTTTGCATTCTGTGAAAACCTGTAGTCGTTTTTATATAGCGAAAAAAAATTTTACATTGCCTGTAATATTTGTGTCGCTTCCGTAACACTTTGTAGACTAGGGGTGTCGCGCGTTTTTATAAACGGGGGGATCAACAAACAACAACTGCTGATCCCACGAACGAACGAATGGCTATCCCCCTGCCATTCGTGAGTATAAGAAGTTGCGTCTGCTGAATGTCATGCGATCCACCAGTTTGTAAGTGCCGAACCCATTATCAAAAACGTAACCTTCATGCTCTGCTTCATCACCCTGAAAGTAAACTTCTAAACTGTAATCATGTCTGCACTGATACAACGCAGCAAGTTTGATACAACGAACCAACGACCACAAACGGATCAGGTTACGATCCACTCCCTCAAACTCAAATGTCTCTGGGTGAATGTCATCACCATTACGGATCGCTTTATTAAATGCTTTCTTCAGTTTGTTTGCTGTTTTCTGATCCACGAACTGAACGGAAGCAGCAATCTGTCTTGCAAACTCAACACGATTACCCAGTTCAAAACGATCATCTTTACCTTCTAAGTGGTTATAATATCCTGAGTACATACGACAACGTGGGCGAACGAACCGACACGCTGCGGTTGATTTCAACTCATTCTGATTGATTGGCAATCCGTAGGCATCACGAAGTCCATTATCTCCCAATTCGTAACGAGTATGTGGAGCAACGATTATATCTTCACCCGTGTGATCGGGAAACAAATAGGTTAATGTATTGGGTGTATATTCCCTTTCACCACCAAACCCGATCCAGTCACCTTGATAGATGTAAGGTGTATCAGGTAGAAACTCAAGACAAAACTGTAAGATGTGAACTAATACGGGAATGTGTCCGTAGTAGTGTTCGACATCTTCACCATTATAACAAACCTTTGGTTCTTTCTTATTAAATACGGACTTCGTACCTACGAACTTCATACCCGTGACAGGACAACGACCCCAAACGATTGCTGGTGCGCCATCAATTTTAACGGATAGACGACCCGGTGATTGAAACCAACCGAGTACGTCTAAGTCACCTGTAAGAATTGTGTCCTCTGGGTGTTCTAGGTGTTTAATGTTTGTCATAGATCGCAATAGGCAGTAGTGATTTTTTCAAGTATGGAATTAACACGATCCATAACGGGTAATCCCCCGATTAAATCAGATGCGGGGGTGTCTGGGTCTGCGTAGGAAACGTAATCGTCCATTGCTCTTTCAATGGTTTCTAATTCCGCTTCAGTAAATACAATTGGTTTCATTAGATAAAAATAGGATCAGCGTACTTGGAACAGGGGTGTGGTTGACTTGGTGAGCAACCGAAAGAGGCGATGAACTCATCTAAGAAAGAGACATCATCAGGTGTGAGAGAGTCAAAATCTACGGTTGCAATGTGGTCTACTCCCCACTCTGCTACCTCAAAAACGA